CTGAAGCACGCCGAGAACGGCGACATGGTACAGGCAAAAGAGCAGAGCGGACTGGCTGAGAACTTAACCGTCCGTGCGGCTCGTGCAGCGGAACGCAAGGCGTTTAGCCAGTCCCTTGAGACTCGGAGTACCGAGCTTAAAGCGGCACAAGATAAATGGGAAGAAGAGAACGGAGTTGGCGACCTGAGCGTGGGTATCGGCAGTGCCTCAGTTGGCGGGAACCTTCTCGGCAAGCTCGGGGACCCGAACGCCACCGTAACCAGAGACGACATAACGAAGGCGGCGGAGCAGTTCAGGAAACAAGGCATCCGCATATAGGAGTTTAAAACATGGCAGTTGGGAATACTATTACCGATTCTCTTGCCGACAGCATACCGACGATGATTGCTGCGGCAAGGATAGTTAGAGAGTTCGCAGGCGTGATGCCCAATCTGGTAGATCGCCAACGACTCGATGAGAATACAGGAACGGTCTGGAACGAGGTCTCGATGGCAAAGCTGTCAGCGCAGGCCGTGACCGAAAGCACCGAACTTGACAACCCACAGCAGATGAGCGACACGTTGCTCTCCATCACCCCAACGGTGATCGGGGTGCATACTGTCATCACCGACCGGGTGGCGATGCGGATTAGCTCGAACGCTTATGCGCAGACAGGGTCTCTGGCGCAGAACGCAATCGAGCGAAAGAAGGACGCCGACGGCCTGACGGCCATTGACGGCGCGACGACTTCGTTGGGTTCTTCCGCCGCGGCTCTGGACACCAGCGATATATCTTCGGCTGCTTACAGGATAACGTCTAACACGACGGAGCCTGCCCCGGCGACCGCGCCGATCAGCGCAGTGTTCCACGGCTTCCAGCTTGCCGATATTGACTTCCAGTTGACCACTCCGGGTATTAGCACGGTTGCTGCAATTGGCACAGAAGCACAGGGAGGCGCACCACTCACGGTGGGTATCGCCGCAGAGGCGTTCCAGAACCGCTATCGGGGAACCATTGCCGGCGCGAAGATTTACGAGGACGGCAACCTGACGATAAGCTCTAACGCCGCAAAGGGCGGCGTGTTCAGCCAGATGGCCCTGATCCTTGTGGAGGGTAGAAGCCCGTATGTCGAGACCAAGCGTATGCCTGAAATCGGTGGCGGCGCGACTGCGCTCTTCCACTACGACGAGTACGCATACGGCGAGCGTTCCTCGGGCAATTGGCTGTATGAGGTACACACAGACGCTACCGCACCAGCCGGTTAATTGAATCCACGGCGTGCGGCTTGGGCGGGACGGCACGGCCCTATCCCGAAGGGGTGGGTCGTGCATAACATGAACGGCGACATGGGGGATAACAGGCTGGAGAATCTGGCATGTATCCCCCGCAAGACCGGCAATATAAATGAAGTGATCGCTCCCTATAGGGCGCGAATAAGAAGGCTGGAGCTACAGCTTCAGAAGGAGACTTTGTAATGGCACAGAGCGGACCAGGGAAAATACGACTGTTTCACGACTTTTTCGGCGTACACGACGTCTTGGCGTCAACTGGCGACCCTGCTTCTGGTGGGGCAGCTGCGCTGGGAGACTTCTACGCCGGAGGTGAGGGCTACGAGGATAACGACGCCGGGGTTGCGGGGAAAGATGCTCTGTCTGGCGTTGTCACGCTTACATCCGGCAACACCGACGCAGACACGACCTTCATCGGAACGCACATTGCATTTGACGTTGCCCTGATGGCGCCGATTGTGATGGAGACCAGGGTGCAATTCGCAGACCTCGACGATAAGGAACTCTTCTTTGGGCTGACGAGCGTCCTCTCGGTTGACGAACAGCTTGAAGATATTGTCATCCACGCGGCCGCAGGCACTGTTGCTATGCCAGCAGACCTTGTTGGGTTCTATCTGAGTTCTGAAAAAACAGACGATGAAGCATGGCACGGTATTCACAATGGTGGCACTACTTCTGCCTCGACCACTACTACTTCAGTGTGCCTGGGAGGCACAGGTGACGCCACTAGCGTCGGCGCGACGGCTGGCGAGTGGCAGGTTCTACGCCTGGAAGTTGCCCCTAACGGAACAGCCCGATGGTATGTAGACGGCGTACTCTACCAGACCGTAGAAGGGGCTGCTTCAACGACCACAAACATGGCCGTGTGTCTTGCCTCCGCCGCCAACACTACTGAACTTGCCATCGTGGACTGTGACTACATCCTCGTAGAGGCCAACCGAGACTGGACTGTCTAGGAGCAATCCTTGGCGGCAATTGTCGAGCTAGCCACAACTGAAATCTGGAGTCATGAGCCGTGTTGGTATATTGGGGAGTTCAACCGACCGGCTCTTGACTCTCAGGGCGTTCGACGCTCCCAGACGATCACGGTCATTCGCAATGACAAGCGGGTCAAGCTGACTCGTGACCTCGGCGATGCACGCCTATTCGGAGAGGAGTTCCAACTGATATGCGGAGCACCCGACGGAAAGGGCGGCGGCGAGGCGATGTACACGGTCGGGGAGGCTCTCCAAATGGCGCAGGACATGAACAACATGCCCCCGACCAAGACCGAGCCGCGCCCGANGGACTGGAACAAAATCTTCTGGGAGAACATCGAGGAACGCAATCTATGGAAACGGGGAACGAGTACGTTCGGCCCGCAGTACAGGAAGCAGAGGAACGCATGACAACGCACGGGACTGCCATTGAGGAATTGCTGAGAGACGCCGAGGCCGCAGTGGAACCGGGCGATCTCGCCGCAGGGCAGATCATCAACCGGAGTGAGGACATAACCATGACCACGTCAGAGCTTCAGTCGGCTGGTTGGGTCTACGTCTACGANACCCTCACCGCTGACCGGAGCGTGGTGAACCGGAACATGCTTCCGCAGCAGTTGGAGAAACGCCGCCCAGACGGTTCCTATGTATTCTCCACTCGGAAGCCCGAGGGAATTGAAATCATAGTGGGGGACCTCAATTGCTTCCTGCACGGCGACGATCCCAATAGGGAGACGTACGACCGCATGGGCCTTGTGACGTGTGTCAAGACAGGGTTCCTAAACGAACTGGATAGAGCGAACCATATGCGCTATCGCCATCCAAGGGCATACGCGACTCTTGAGAACGAGCGAGTCCGCGAGGACCGTGAGGCCGAAAGACTGGAGCGGACGGCCCTTACCGAGAGCATCAAGGCTATGGCCGAGAGCAACGGGGGTATGAAAAATGCCTAGTTATAACTTTTCACCGATAGGAAGCGCCCTTCAGACACAAGCTGTGGCCGCGTCGGCCACGAAAATAAGCACCTCTAACACTATCCCAGGCGGCGCGCGATACGCAGAGGGCTTCGTGCGGACGGCCAGTATCGTAGAAACTCGTGATGGAACTACCCCGACGGCCACCAAGGGGACTGAGTGGGATGCAGGCGATATTATCCTACTCCGAAGCCGCCGCGAGATAACGAACTTTCAGGCTATCGAGAAGACTGCGGGTTCTGCCGAGACCATCGACTGGCAGTTCTACAACAGGGCGCCTAACTAGACCACTGGGAGGCTAACGATGCCAGCAGGCACATTTCTACCGCCAGGGCTGACTACATCCGACGTTAAGATCACCAGCGGCGGCACCGACAACTACGTCATGACCGCCGTGGACGGTGAGACGATCCAGGGCGAAAGCAACCTCACGTTCGACGGCTCCACGCTGACCCTCGACGGCGACCTGACATTCACCGGCCCGCAGGCCATCAGCGTCTCATCCGGCGATCTCTCCATCAACGGTTACGCAGGTTCTGCCATCCGTCTCAACGATGCTCAGGCTAACGTGGATGTAGTTATTGAGTCGGATGCAGCAGACAAGCTCGCTTACTTTGACGCAGGAATGCACGCAATTGGTTTTGGCATGGAGGCGGCAAACGATAGGTTCATCATTGTCAACCACGATGAAGGAGAGATGAGTGCCGCCGGTCATGTAGGATTTCTCATTGGCACTATAGGTTCTTACACCACAGGAGCATCATTCACCGGCAGCAAAAAAGGAATTTGGGCGTCAACGAGTGTTGGCGGTACTGGGTACGTTGTGGACAATTCAGCTAACTGGACTGCCACGGTTGGATTGCAGGCATTCTACTCAGAACTTATCATGCGCAATTCAGCAAACACTTACACGGTGACTGGTGCGGCACATTACTACGCCTCCAACGCAAGCGTTGGCACCAACGTTACACTAACCAATCAGTACGGGATTTACATTGAGGACCTATCGTCGGCGGGAACCAACTACCAGATTAAGCTGGCAACTCTCTCCGACCAAGCCAACGATGTCGGCATCGACATGGGTAACAATCGCTTGGTCAACATCGGCGACTCCGGCAACGACTTCGGGGCTGCTCAATTAGACTTAGCTGCCGGTTACACGATACAAGGTGCTGGTGACCTCACAATCCAATCTAATAGTGGTAATGATCTTCGACTTGGTGATGGAGTTGGCATTGGCGAGGCTGCGCGGGCGGACACTACCCTTAGTGTACTGATGGCGAAAGGAGAATTCGGAGCTTCAACAGTTCTGGGGGCCCGCGTTGAAGTCCAGGGTGAAGAAACAGGCGCAGCCAGCACGTCCAACATTATGAAGGGCGTTGAAATAGGCACCCGGATAACCGCCGCAAACGACAAGAACTGGACCGCCGCCATTGGCAAGGTGGGACTTCAAATCTTCAGTGTTGTTACTAGCGGGGCGTCAGGTGTAATCACTGGAAGTGCGGGCATTTGGATACAGGGTGCGAATGACTCCACGATGACCACCACGAACAATTATGGCATCTTTATCGATAATCAGAACACCGCCACCAACGACTACGCCATTTATACTGATGGTTCTACCGAAAGTTATTTTGGGGGGGCTATAAGTGCCGCTTCTGTAACTGATAGGTCTGATGCACGAGTGAAAACTAATGTACAACCTATATCTTCTGCATTAAGTAAAGTTTCTCAAATGAGAGGCG